ACCCATAGATGCATCAAACATTTTAAGCCTATTATTGGGCTGTATTGCAAAGTTTCCGTCCTCTAATTGCAGCACGTGTCCACATTTATGTTGATCCGGTTTCTCTGCATAACCAAAATTTAATTCGTTAAAATCTCCTGCACACCAGTCAATTGTAAATAAATATTTACCTTTACGTTTCACTTTACGTCGTGATGTATATTGCATTGTAGCACCGGCTAACTCATAAAAAGTTGTAACACTTACATTATAACTAAAACTGTCCCACATAACTAACTCATCTAATGGTAATTCTTTTACTCCAGGTTTAGTACAGAAAGCAGATATAGGTGCTCGCCACCACAGGCCACCATCTTCCATTAAAAAATGAAACAATGGTACTCTGTTTGGTATAGAGCTAAAACCAAATACACCTACTTCAAAATATTTATCGTGTGAATCTTTTTGATCTCTAAGATAGTTACCTCTTACGTAACATTCTATTACTGGTATGTTTGCATTAAGATAAGCCATTAGTCATTTATACTCCCCCAGTTTTTACCGTGTTCGTAGTCCACTTTGTTTGGAACCTCTAGACTAACAGCTTGCTCCATAATCTCAACAATCTTTTTTGCCTGTGCGTCATTTTCTATTGATAGACATAACTCATCATGTATCTGTATGTGTGCTACAATTCCTTCTTTGTATAATTCTAACATAGATTTTTTTGTCATGTCAGCTGCACTACCCTGTATTAATTTGTTTAATGCTTTGTAAGTGTAAGCACGTTTAATCCCTGGTCCGTGTTCCGCCAATGCATCTTCGTGTGTCATAGCTTTATGCATACCAAAACTATTTGGTTCCCATAGATGAAACCTACATAGTCGTCCCAGCAATGTACGGATTTGTCCACGGTCTTGTGCTCTGTTAGATGCTTTTTCCATAAGTTGTTTTACAAATGGTACTTTACCATGGTACGTGTTAAATAATTCTGCAGCTTTGTCTTTTGATACTCCAAGTTCTGCCTGTAGTTTTGCTTTACCCATACCATAAAATAATCCTAAGTTAATTGTCTTAGCTTGTGATCTTGGTATCTCTGCCATGTCTGCTACAGTCTGGTGAAAGTCTGAGTTTGCATCACTTTGATATGCGTCTACTACATCATAAACAGATGGTAATTTGTATAAAGCAGCATAATGCACTACCAGCCTAGGTTCTTGCTGTGAATAGTCAAAACAACCCCATCTATGGCCTTCCTCGGGTATAAATAACGACCTTATCTTAGGTCCTAAGTCTTTATTACGTGCTGGAATCTGTTGTAAATTAGGGTTCTGATATGAGAATCTACCTGTAACTGTACCACCACCTGCATTTCTTAATTGGTTTATTTCTGCGTGTATTCTACCTTTATGTTCGTATCGTAAAATAGAATCTATAAAAGTTGTGTGTGCTTTGTTAACTTCTCTTGCTTTTGCAATCATGTTAACAACAGGATGTTTATGTTCTTGTAAAAAGTTTTTTGTAAAACTTGGTGCTTGTGTTTTTTCTGTACGTTCAAAAGGTATTTTTAAATTTTCAAATACATCTGCAATACTACTTGCAGCCCATATCTGTGGCCTTACATTAGTTTCTTTTTCAATTGCAGTTAGCAATGCATTCTCTTCATTAATTAATTCTTTTTTAAGATTATGTGCTGCTTCTACATCTACTCTTACACCTTTGAATCTCATGTCAACCAGGCATGGAAATAGATCTGTTTCTAATTCCATAATAGATTGCAAGTCTTGTGAAATAATTTCTTTTTTCATTTCTTGCCACAAACCATACGTTGCTTCTGCATCTCGTTCAGCATAAGTGCCAACGTTTAACGACGGTAGTTTATACATTTCTGATTTAGGATCTATACCCCACTCAGCTGCTGCTTCTGCAAGTGCAGCTTCATTCTTACCAAAACCTAAATACTTCCAGGACAAACTATTAAGATCATATCTAAATCTATTTTCATCAGTCACAGCTGCGGCTATCATTGTATCAACAATCATACCGTTTATAGTTAGACCCATAGCTTTAATCCAACATACATCGTACATTGCATTGTGAAATATTTTAGTAGATTCTGTTTTAAGAACATCTTGAAACCATTCTAAAACTTTTTTACGATCCATGTTGCCACCACCTTCGTGTGCAATAGGAAAGTATCCTTTGTAATGTGTAGTTGCTACAGCAATTCCTATAACTTCTCCATTACCTATAATAGATCCAGATCCTTTTTTCATTAAGTCCGGGTCTTTTGTTTCTAAATCAATTGCAATTTCATCAACCTGTCTTAGGTCAGGAAATTCTGTGGGTATTACCCATTCTGTCTGTGCGTTAAATGTAGGTATCTTCATAATAAATAACAAAGAATTAATAAACATGTGAACAACCCCATGTAGTGAGGTATATGATTATTTGGTTCCATAGTCCCTTTCAATTATCATTTCTATAAAATGTATTGCTTTTTCCAAGTCTTGTTTCTTTCCTTTGTCGCGATGTCGTATTATATATTTTATAGCACAACCTTCAGGATATAACAACTCATTCTCAACTACAAATTTGCTTGGCTGAATTTTATACTTTTGGTAGTGATTCCCGCCGTGCTGTTTATCCCAAACTTTCGATGTCATAACCTTTGTCCTCATGTTTAGCTGTTAGTATGTATAAATTTTGTTTTGTACGTGTTACACCCACATACCAAACTCTTTGTTCTTCGTCGTATTTATCTTCATTTCTTTCTACTGCTTCTCTTATTTTTTTTGTGTTATCTAAAATTAATAATACGTTTGTTGCCTCGCCACCTTTTGCTGCATGTATTGTAGATAATTTTACTCTTGCAGGTTTAGATAATTCTTCTTTGAGTCTCAACATTTCTCTTATGTATAAACTTTCTTCTGGTTCTGTTTTAAAAACATCATACCATTCATGTGTCCTTACATAGCCAAACTCATATAAATCATACATCCTTTCTTCTTTTAACTCGATATCTTCTTCTAAAAATTCTAATAAGTCTTTACACTCTGACAGAGATAATTTATCTCCATTGGTCCATCTCGTATAATTTTTAATAGCTGTATACAATCTTGTCTTATAACTCTTTCTACCCTTTATTTCAAAGTAAATAGCCATATCTTTTAATGTAGATTTTAATTTAATTAATTTATCATTTGTTCTTGCAAGTATTAGCCAATCACCATTATGCAATGGCGCATCTTCAATAGAAGTTATATGATTTGTGGTCCCTGATTCCGGACGCGGTGCCCATAGTTTTTTAATTCTTCTGTCATCAGGTATACGACTAAGTATTTGATCTGCTATGTGTTGTACCCTCATGGGTACCCTGTAAGATTGTGGCAAAATTATGTCTTTAGCTTCTTCGTCCTGGAATCTTTTAACATCTGCACCAGCCCAGCCATAAATAGCTTGATCATCATCGCCAGCTAGTATAACATATTTAGAGTTTTTTTTAAGTATATCGTACATTTTCCACTGTATTGGCGATAAATCTTGTGCTTCATCAACAAATACTACATCATATTTCGGACACAATTCTGCCACATTAAATCTTTCAATCATGTCTGTAAAATCTACCAGACCATAAGCTGCCTTATAATTGTCTACTTCGTCTTTTAAAATTTGTAATTGATGTTTGTCTATGTCTTCTGAGTACATGTCTGTGTTGTACTCCTCTTCAATAGATACATTTTTAATTCGTGCTGCATTTATAATATTAAAATATTCACTGTCAGAATCTACGAACCCAGTTTTTTCTTCTCCATTAGAATAAACTGTAACCTCTATTCCTAGTTTTCTACCTATGTCTTCGTAGTGTTCGTCCTGCATTACCTGAGCTTTCTTCATACCCAGTTGTGTAAATGCTAATGAATGTAATGTTCTAAAATATTTTAAATTTTTTCTTTGTAGTCTTGGGTATGCATCCAACATTCTATCTATTGCTTCGTTTGCAGCTTTAGTAGTAAATGCAAAGTATCCTATCTTATCAATAGGTGTACCAAGTTTAACAAATGTTTTTACATACTTAATAAGTTTAGTTGTCTTACCTGTACCTGGAGGACCCAATATTTTTCTAATCACATTATCTCCGTGTTGTGTTTTATTTTAGTATGGTTTATTTCTATATCTTCAAACTCTTCTATACTTATCATTACAATATTTTTTGTAGGTGTATTGTATTTACCTTTTTCTTTTGTTGGAAATCTTTTTTGTTCTAAAAATTGTATGTCACATTTTTTGTAATTAGTTTTCATCATTACACCTGTCTTATCTTCTCCGTGTTTCCAGTTCTTAGATCTTAGTTTGTCGTAGAATTTGTCAAACTTAAAGTATGCATAACCATCTTCTATCAACACAGTTCCAGATTTAAATGCTGCATCGTTCATAGCTTTAGGTCCATTTATTTTTGCGTGTAATACGTCATGTAGTTTTTCTTTTGGTGATGTACCTACAGGAGGGTTAATTACTTTTTGTGTTTGAAACAACGCTTCTAATACTGTTTGATCTTCTGGTGCTTTTATAATTGGTGGTGGAAATCCTGCAGCTTTTGCTATTGAATTTCTACGTTTACGTTGATCTGTTACGTGCTCAATTGTTTTACAATGCACAGTAGCCTTACCAATACCATCTGGTTTAGTTACATCAAATTCGTATTCTGGATCTGGTTCTATGTCTATCTTTCTTAAGTTTGTTAACACA